ACTTAATTCATAGTTATCTTTTAAGATAATTGGTGAATTAAAGTATCTTGTGAAACCTGGCTCAATAGCTCCAGCCATTCCGTTACTTCCTTTTGGAAATTCAGATCCATATACGAATACACTACAAGTACCTCCAGTAATAGCGGCAGGTGCACCAGCAGCATTTGTTTCGTATAAAATACAATCAATTGTATAACCGTTAGTAGTTCCACCAGAAGTTCTATCAGTTACTAAAGCTTTAGCAGAAGATAAACCTGTAGCGTTATCAGTAATTAAGATAGTGTTACCATCTCTAATTGCTGAAGTAGCTGGGTTATCTGCACCAGGCGTAATAGTAATTGTAATACTTGAACCAGCGTTAGCTGCTACAGCACAATTATCATATGCAATGTGTAATCTATTTTGTTCAGACCAAATTACTTGATCCGATGTCATTGGCATTTCAGCGCCAACCATTCGTAGGAAACCAGCTAATGTTCTGTTTCCATATCTTTCTACCTCTTGCTCATATAGCTCAGGTAGATATTGTTGTGCCCATGTATCAAAGTTTGCGTCAGCAAAATCAATATAGTTATCTTGTACGGTAACTTGATTTGGCATTGGCGTAATTGATGCAGGGAACGAACCTCCTGTTGTAAAACTCATGTTTTATTTTTTTTATTATGATTTTTTCTTAATTTTCAACCTAGAACTATCAACTCCAGTAATTGCTCTTACTTTCCAGCCATTAGGCATAGTAGCTTCAGAAGCCACTGGTTTTACCTCGTTATTAATGTTTTTAGATTTTGCTATAACATCTCTAGTTGCATCGGCTTTGCCTTGCTCGTAAAAGTGCTGCGCTAATCTATCTGCATTTCTAGCTGCGTAAATAGCTTTATGATAATCTTCCATATTGGTTATGTTTCCTTCTTTGTCAGTAAATTTACTAATAAATTTAGAAACATCCGTTTGTGAGTTTATCATTTCTTGTGGGTTTGAAACACTATATCTAAAAGCTTTTTCTCCAACATTAAATTCAAAACCTTTGAATTGTTCTTGAAAAAAACTTTTTGTATTGTTTACAAACTCATTTCTTTTTTCTGTTATTTGTTGTTGTTCTTGGTTGTATCGTTGGAAAAAGTCCATAGCTTTTTTCTGCTCATTAGTAACAGATGGCCTCAACTTGATTTCATCATAATATTTACTTTTCATTTGCTCTAAAAAGTTCTTGGCTTTCGCAACTTCTTCTTTGTATGCAAGCTTTTGCTTACGTACAAATCTTTCTTCGTCCGCTTCTTCATCAAAAGCAAAGTTATCTTCCATAACAAAAGTAACTTCTTCATCTGTAAGATGCGGTCTAGTCTTTTTATAATATTCTCTAACAAGTAGTTTATCGTCATACTTGTTATAATCTTTATTTAAAGTAACATAATCTTCTACAGTTCCACCTGTATCTTTCATGAATGTTACTAGCTTTTCTACGTTTTCAGGTAATTCAACACCTGTAACTCTTTCATCTCTTATAGCTTCTTGAGCTTTTTTCTCTAACTCTTTAGCTTCTTCTTTTACTGGCTTTTCATTTATTACCTCGAGTTCTTTGTTCTCATCTTTGTTTTCGACCTTTTTGGTAATTTCTTCAAGTCTTGGCTCGGATGTTCTCTCCTCCACTTTTTCCACATCTTTGGTTTGTTTATTCTCATCCAAGACTCCTGTGCTTTGCTTTGGAACGGCATCTTCTTTTATTTCTAGTTTAGTTACTTTTTTTTCCTGTGTTAACTTTTTAGGTCTACCAGGTTTTCTTTTCATTGTGAGAGGTTGTTTTGAATCCACCTCTGCCTCTGTTTTTACTTTTGACATAATATAATATAATATAAGTTATTAAATATTTAAATCTTGATTTTGTTCAAAATTTATGGGTAATAAGTTGTTTTGTTTTTGATCAGCAATAGCACTTTGCTGAGTACCTACTATCTTAGTTCTTTTATCTTTTCTATTTTCAATTTCCAGTTCGCGAGAAGCTTCTGTATTTACTTTCTGTTGACCTAACTGCATGTTGTAGTTAAATTCTAATTCCATTAACTCACGTTTTATTTGAGCCTCTGTTCTCATTCTTTCTATCTCAAATTGAGATTTACCTTTTTCAAACTTAAGTTTAGTATCTAGTTGAGCTTCTGATTTTTGTACTTCTGCAAGAGCGGAAGCTTCACTTGCTTGAGCGTTAGCTTGTCCTTGAGCTTGAATATTAGCTAAGTTAGCAGCTTGCGCAGCTTCTGCAGCTTTCTTACGTTTTAGCTTAATCATTTGATTAGCTAGCTTTAAGTTTCTAACTTGCCTAATATCTATAGCATCTTCTAAATTTATACTACCGCTAGACAATGCTGCTTGAATGTTCTGCTCTAATTGCTCTTTTTCTTTTTCATCTGGAACTAAGTCAAAGTAAATGCCAAAATCATACAGGTGTATAGTTGACAAATCCTCTAATTGACCAACGTTCCATGTTGAAATGCTATTTTTTAAAGCTTCTTTTGTTAAATCAAATTCAATACTATCAGAAGTTCTAAGCACTATGTTTTCACAAGTTTTAACAGTTAAATACAAATAAGCATTTAATATATGTTTTGTTGCTGTATTAGAATTAGCAGCTGCAAGTTTTTGTAAACCTACTAAAGAATCTGAGTTTGGCATACTACCATCTCTAGCTTCATTAAGTCCGGTTACGTCTCTTATCATTTGTAAATAATACTGATATGTAGATATTAAAGAATTTATTTTTTGACCACCATCACTTTTAACTAATTCTTGTATTGGTATTCTACCTGGATTAGGATCACCTTCAGTTGTCATTGATCTACCTAATATACTACCAGTTTGAAAATACATATTCAAAGCTTCTTTAGCATTATACGTAGTACCGTTTCCTAAGTCTACCTCAGCTAAACCATCAACATCTAAATAAACACCATCAGGTATTACTTTAGATATTACTTGCTGTATTTTTAAATGAGTTAACTGTATCATATCTGCAAAACCAGTCATACGACTTACAAGGCTTTCTATTCTGCCACCATACATTTTAGGGCAACAGATATTATAATTCATATTTACTTTAACTAAGTTAGATTTTGGCCTTGTCATATTTTCAGCCATTTTCCACTCTAACATCATATCGTAACCTAAAACTTTAGCGCCACTATAAAGTACTTCAATTGACCTACTAACTCTATCAAAGTTTTCATTTTCATTTGGATCAAAAGTATCTGGTTTTTCTAAAGCTTTTTCTAAACCTGTGGTAGTTCTTTTTATTTTAAAAACCTGCTCACTAAAAGTCTTGTATTCAAAATAAAGTATATAAATATAATTACCATCTCTTTTGCCATTTCTGTTATATAAGAAGTTTCCATTACCTTGATAGTCTTGTAGCTTTTTAAGTTCTTCACCTGTTAAGTTAGGAAATTGTTTCTTACAGTCTGCTAAAGATAATGCTTTTACTTCGCCTACATACCATAGGTCTTCAAAATTTGGATCTTCACTATATGAATAAACTAACTTAGAAGGGTCTACATAATCAACTTTAACACCTTCAGCTTTGTTCCAAGTTGTTTTAACAGCTCCAATACCTAGTATTACTAAATCTTCTATTACACGTTTTTTCTTTAAGTTATATCTATTAAACTCTAAAGTATTGTTAATAGCTTCTTCACAAGCTATTTCACTTGCTTGCTTATAGCTTAACTGCATATGAAGATCAAGCTCTTCTTTATTTTCTGGTAATTCTTCTGGCTTGTTAGTATTGAATAAATCCATACTCAACACGCTTTGTATTTGTGCTAAAAATTCTTTTGCTTGCATATCTCTCAATATGTCTTCTGCGTATTTAGATCTAATACGTCTTGATTCTGGATCTTGTGCAAAAGCTTTAATATCATAAAGCTTATCATCCATACCGTTAACTACTATGTCTACAAACTTAGGTATAATAGGAACAGGTTTCCAGTCTAAATTTAAATAACTTAAGTCACCGTTAATAGCTAGTTCATCTTTGTATTTTTGAACTGGTTGTTCTGCTCTAGCATATAATCTACGTAGCCTAAAATTATTGTAATTGCTATTAAACCTGTTTTCAACTCCAGATCTAGTTCCACTAAACCAATCACCTTCAATAGCCATACCAACTTGGCGGCCATAGTCCATGCTTTGTTTAGCTTCATCAGGTACTACCTGATCTGGAAAAGAACTATAAGTGTTTGTAATTTTCGTCATTTATTATATTATTTGTGAAAAGGATCCTTTATTATTATATCTACGTATTCCTAAGTTAATGTTTTGTTGAACTCTAGTAGGAACTGGTCTATATTTGTTTTTATTACAAGCCATAATGGCTAATCCTGAACTAATAGAAGCGTCATATTTAGTTCTATTATTAATATTAAACCTACTCCAGTCATCTAAAGTTTTTTGAAAATACATATCACCTACTTTGTTTTCAAGTTGGCCTACGTAATTTTCAATATAATATTCAATAGCAGCAGCGTGTGCTTGCTTAATGTCTTCGCTTGAGTTAGGTATACCACCTATTTCTCTTTCAGCTACAGATAATTTGTTGTATATTTTATCAGGACGATTCATACTAAAACCTCTGTAACCTCTACGTTTTAAATAATATAATAATCTTGGTTTATTGTTTTCAGCAAGTATTGGCATACTGTAAAATGCTAAGGCCATTAATACATCTTCAAAAAATATTTCAGCTGTCTGAGGTCTAGCTATATACTCTAAGAAAAAATGATTAGGTGGTGCGTCTTCCATAGAAAACTTTGTTAATCCATGAAGTGCTCCTTTAGAGCCGCGACCATCAACAGTACCGCTAATGTCGTAAGAATCACAGCCGAAAGCTCCAATATGTTCGTTACCTGGATATTTAGTTCCATTTTTTGTTATTATATTATTTTGCAACTTTAATGGTGGAACCCATGAAACTAAAAACCTACCGTTTTTGTTTGGGTAAAATTCTACTTGAGAATCTTTAACTCCATCTAACCATTGAAAACTACCTTGTGCTACAGAAGATATATTATTTAGTTCTTCGTTAATATCTATTTGTTGATATATTTTAGTTAAATTAAACAAACTATCTTTAGTTTCATCTCTAAATGCGTGAGCTTCAGTTCTTGGAAATTGTCTGTAGTACTCGTTTAAAGCATCTTGATCAGATTTTAATCCATCAACTTCGTTGTTCCAGTGTTGTATAACTCCTGTTGTAATATATCCACCATCAATTGTTTTGACTGGATCTTTTGGGTTTGTAAAGATAGGTAGTCCGAAAGAATCCATGAATCCTTCGTAGTTCCACTCCATAGGTATGAACAAGCTATAGAGCCCAGAAGTTGTTTGTCCGTTTTTATTTCTTTTTGTAACGTCTGAATTGTAGTATAATTTTTTGAAGTTGCTTCCACCTTTATCTA